CATACCACCTGTGCCAGTCCGCAGCTTCGGCGCTTCGCCTGGATATGTCCTTAGGCTTATGCTTGGGACAGTAGCCCTCCCGGGTTAGGACACCACAACCCGCATGAGCACAGAGACGGATCGGTTTCTTCGCCACTGGATCACCTCCGCAGAAAAACAAAAAAGCCTGAACCAACACACTACTCAGTGATTGGCTCAGGCTCTTAGGCTCAGGCTCTTAGGATCGATATTCACGATGGACTCTTTGCGGCAAAGTTTGCAATAAACGGAGATGTTTTTTCCCTCCGTTCCCGGCAGCAGTCGCAGCACCTTGTGCCGGTTGCATTTGGGGCAAAGCAGGTATCCACCCTTCGTGGATATTTTACCACAGATCTTTTCGTTTTGCAAGAGTTTTGCACCTCATTTCTTTTAATTCTCCAGAAAATAAACATTACCTCAAGGCTGAAATTAGCGCGAGGTCTTCTTCAATTGTTCCCTCCGGCAGAAGGGCCTCCAGGAAGTGAAATTCACCATATCCATTGTTCCGAGAGAGGTTGTCAAGGACAAAGGAATCAGGCGGCAAGTCGTGGAATTGGTCCCTTGCAGAGACCCAGCCGGTGTAGATATGGGGCTTTTTCAATCCCAAGGAGCTGCGCCACATTCGTTCGCCTACATAGTGCCGGCCGTTCTCTCTGGGCTCCTTGCTGAGATATCGCGCCCAGCCGTCATAGCCCTTGGCAGCGATAAACTCTATATCCACATCGCTGCCGTTTCTGGCCCAGAGCTTACGGATCATATCAAAGTCATTCCCGGTGGATGTAGTGATCAGATGGTGGTGGAGCCTGCCGGAGCTATGCCCCATCTCTGTCACATAGAGATAGGGCAACTCCTGCCCGGCAGTTCTGCGCTCCGACCGGAGGCGGCGGATAAAATACTTCAATTGGTTCTCTGCATCCTTCCGACGCTTCGGAAGTCGTTCATCCCGGTAGGTCAGCGTAACCACAAGATCCTTGGGGCCAAAGTTGGCAGCAATCACAGCTTTCAGCTTCTGCCAGGAGTGCTTTAGGTTCATAGCCTCCTGAGCTACCGAGGAGATCTGCGTCTTAGGCAGTCTCTCCTTCTGTGCCTCCCTCTCGTGAGAGAGGGAGTACTGAATGGATCTAACATAGTTGCCGGCAATGACTACCTTTCTTCGTTGCTTTCGATCAGCCAGAAGGATCACCAACCATCTTTAAACCCAGAGAACCATGCCACATCAGTTCGCCTACAGGGGGTGGGTCTAACGCATATGGCGCCTTGCTGAGATATCGCGCCCAGCCGTCATAGCCCTTGGTAGCGATCGTCTGAATATCTATATAATCGCCGTTCCTACCCCAAAGTCTTCGAATCGCCTCACAAGTACCCCCGGCAGATGTAACGATTAAATGGTGATGGAGCGGACAGAAGCGGGACTCATCCGTTGCACAGAGATAAGATAGCGTCTGTCCGGCAGCTCTCCGGTCCGCTTCCAGAAGGCAGACAAAGTGCATCAGTTGATCCTCCGCATCTTTCCAGCATTTTGGACGCATTTCATCTCGATAGAATAGCGTGACTACAAGATCCTCGGAGCCAAAATTGGCAGCAATCACAGCCTTCAGCTTCTGCCAGAAGTGATTCCGATCCATGTCCTTCTGGATCACTAAGGGAATATTAGCCATAAGGGTCACCGACCTTCCCGGTGCAAAAGGGGCAAGGCTTATTTCCGCCGAGGAGAATGTATGTACCTTCCGATGCAAACATGGATCCGGCCTCAGAAGTTCGGACTTCAATGCCGCTTTCGCTCTCGTACCACGCCTCAACCGTCAAACAGCCGGAATAGTGATGTGTGTCAATGTGGATCCTTTCATAGTGGAAGCTGCCAAAGCCAATAGATCTGTTGCCACAAGCTACCAGGCTAAAGGCAAATAGGACCGCCAAAAGAAGCACCAAAAGCTTTTTCATTACTCGAATTCCTCCTTACAGATAACAAGATGTATTCATCGGGATTAACGGAACACTATAGTCCTCTCGCATAGTACTGATATTTGCCGGCGATGCAACTTTATGCACAAGGCACGGTTTGATGCTCATGATCACCATGCCGGGCTTACAATAGTCCTCAGAATCAAGAATATAGTCAATATAGACCAGACAGCATCGATGGGTGTATCCGTCTTTATCATACTCATTAAGCGCCAACAGATCCCCGGGCTGGAACGGCCTATCGGCTTTTCGCACCTCAAAGCTTTTCTCGCCGGACAATACCGACTCGAAATAGTCCGGTGCGATTTTCAGTTCATGTATCATTCTTTACCTCCATTTATCAGCTGTATTTTCGAGCGTGCAAGTTGTGCCTCTTTGTCGATCTTCTTCTCAGCCTGCTTGAAGTGCTGACACACTGTCATGCAATGCCCCTGCATCTTATGACCGGCACCGCACTCATCGCAGTTGTAGCAGATCCCATCCGCTTCACCTGGAGTGAAATACTGTGGAAGAATATCAACATTGTAGACACAGAACTTGCACAAACATCCAAAACAACTCATATCTCAGTTCTATCCATCTTGGCTCCGCAGTGGGGACAGCAGGGCGTTAGCGTATCTTCGTCACCGCTGTGCTCTTCTCGAGATTCCGAACATTCCCACAGGTCCCAAACAGGGAATCACTCTTCTCTCCGCAAGAGCAAAAATCATACTGATTCGTGTCCAAATCAATGCAGAAACAATGTCCGTTCGGGCTGTCAGTAAATCCGATATTTCTTCTCCATTGCTTACAGTCCTTGCACCGAACCACAGGAACGGCATCCTCGGTAGGAATAGCACGAATTAAACGAATAAGCTTTACGATATCATCAACGGCATCCAAGCTCTTTCGGCCTTCAGCTATGGCTGATTTCCCATATTGCTTTATAGCCTTTATGACTTGGTCTCTATCAATCAGCATGGTCCGAACCTCCTACAGGCTTTGCCTTGAAACGAATCGGTTCAAAATCGCATTTTGTATTATTTGCTTTCACACCGTAAAAGACGGTGCAATGATTGTAGTAGACACAATCTCCGCAAGACTTACCTTCAGGCAGATCCATGCATTGATGTCTGCAGTTCTTACGATTTGGGCAGTCTTTACATTCCATCGTCAGAAGCACCTCCAAGGAAGAAAGTAAAGCCGGTTGGGGCGGCAATACACGCAGGGGCAACAGCAACAAGGACTTCCTTGCTGACGACCGAGAAGCAAATCGGCATCTTTCCCATGGCGGAATACCAATGATCTCCCTCTAACAATGCCAATCTTGTATGGATCAAGGGCAAGCCTTCCTCTCCCTTCGTAGCATTATCCCTGTAGTAGTACGCAAGGTTATAAAAGCCATCCGGCAGATCGCCGATCTGATCGGCAGGGATCCACTGAGGGAAGCTGCCGGTGGCTGTAGTGGGAACCGGAGTATCGAAACCAAGAAGCTCGTTGGGCGTTGTGGCGTATGTCTTTGCATATTCAGCAAGTGATTTTGCTGTGTGGGTCTTGTCGGTTTCAGCTGAATAGACCGAAGATATATCCGACTTCATTGCAAGAGCTGCTTCTTTGAGAGACAAGCCGGCATTTTCTCGCGCGGCTCGTATTGCTTGACAGATCTGCCCATTAGGACTCTTTAGATGCTCCTGGACTTGCTTCTTAACGATCGGACAAACATCCTCACAGTCAAATCGGTATGTGCAATACTTGCAACATGAGCGCTCACATTTCTGCCATTTGGGAAGCTTCTTCTTTTTTCTCGCATCAATTACGGTCTTATGGGTACAAGTCTTGTATTTCCCACTTTTATCCTTCTTTTGCTCAAGGCATTCTCTGGGTGGAGGTGGCGGTACATAAAAAGGCTCTCTTCCGGCTTGGAGGTTTTCTTGGTATATCTTAATAGCAGAGTTAGTCAAATTCCAAAGCTTTCCCTTGTAATGCTGATATAGCTCCTTCTGCTGATCTTCCGGGAGATGTGCCAAAGCATAGGCTGCGGAGTCATTCAAGAATTTGCTACCCTCAAAGGCCTTGATAAGATGCTCTGAAATATACTTGGCTCTGGCAAGTTGGCTCTCAGAAGTTTTGAGGATCTTTGCCACATGCTTTCGCATTTTGCCGGGCAGTTCCATTCCCTGCTTCTGCAGCTCGATTAGGATTTTCTCCACTCGCTCTGCAGACTTGTTAATCTCACTGGGGCCCAATTTACGGGCCTCGGTGTTGGTTTGGATGAGCATTAACTCCTCCAGTTCCGGTGAGCTGGGGCGGACGACCCGGCACAGGACGGTATCGAACTTGTCCGGGAGTTCTTCTGCAAGGGTTTGCAGAGCCTTATGCCGACGGTGGCCGGCAATGATGCGATAGCGGCCGTTCTCGGCAGGAGTAACCACAGGGGGCTGCAGGATACCGTTGAGCTTGATGGACTCGCACAGATCTGTGATGTCTTCCTCTACCGGGAAGAAGTTGTTGGGGTTGGGATCCATCAGGGAGACCTTGATCTCCTTCATTTCTGCGGTGTCCAATTTGGACACCGACTTCAGATTCAGGGCATCGGCAAGACTAAATGCTGCCATCCTTCAGCCCTCCCTCCTTGACAAACTCGGCCACGAAATCACGGTAATCCTTGGCGGTAGAGCTCCACTTGCTGTATTCACAGATGGGGCTGTGGAACCAGGTGGACTCGTCCGCCTTATCACTCCGTCGGATATGGGTTTCAAAGACCTTAATTCCACGGCGCCGCAGTTCTGCCTCACCCTGTACATTGCAGGGAGCGTTGTGCCAGAGCGTGACCAAAACTCCTGCCAGCTCTGCCTTGCCATTGATCTTGTGGACGGCTGTCAGCTGATCCAACAGAAACTCCATGCCATCCACGCTGAAAGAATCCAGCTTTACCGGCACGATCACCTCATCCGCAGCAGCCAGGGCGGAGATGGCCGAAACGGTAAAGGAGGGCGGACAATCAACCAGGACAATATCGCAGGCATCGTCCTCTGCCAGAGCATCTCTCAGATCGGAGAATACCCGCCGAGGGTCTACACAGTGCTGATCCGGTCGGAGATCTACGTCAAACAAGCTACTGTCGCAGCCGATGAGCTGCAATCGCTCATAATCCGTATCCTGGACCACCTCGTCATAGCAGGTGACTAAGCCGGTCAACAGATCCGTCAAGCCTCCATCCTGGGCAGAACGATTGAAAAAGGCGGTTGCATTTCCCTGGGGATCCGCATCCACCAGCAGCACACGCTGTTTGTAGGTTTCTGCAAGGATGT